AGCTGTGCGGACTTGAGTCAGTTGCCACGGTCAGGACCCGTGGTGACCGAGGCGTTAGCTTCCTTGCGCGCCTTTACTCGCCCGACGTCTGGTTCGGTTCCACCGTTAGCTGTTGTGACCTTGAGCGTCAGCTCTCCAAGTTTCACACCAGCGCCAACCTCCCCGAGCACATCTCTGCAACTGAAAAGTTAGTGGAGAAAGCCCGTGGCTTTTACCTTACTGATGCGGAGACGCCCATCATTGGGGATTTTGCTACGGTCGTTTGCCATCTTGGCCGAAACCTTGTCAGCGGACGCAGCGAGCTTCTAGCTTTGCGTCCGTACGCTGCTCGGTTTGAAGCCAGCATCCAATACCCCAACCGACGGGAGGACTGGATGATTGACCACGTTCACTCGTTGAGCTTGGACTTTCACCGCTTTCATTGTTGGCTCAAGACGGTCAAGAGCCTCGAGGATTGCCTCCATCCACCTCTGCTGCGGGAGGTCACAGCTCCCAAAGCAAGTCAAGTGCCCGTCGTCGTCGATGGTGACAGTGTCGACGTACTCCCCCCCGTGCAGCCCCCGGTCCCTGAGAAGAAGTGGACTAAGGCTGATGGCAAAGCCAAGTCACGTATCCGTACGCGCAAGAAGGACGCGTCGGTGAAGACTAAGGCTAAATCGAATGTCAGCGCCTAGTTGGGGGGCGCAGACATTCAAACAGGCATTACTTTCATCATGGCCAAAAACAAATCCAAAACCAAGAACAAAAACAAGCAAAAGCGCAATGGACGTCGAGCCACTCAGATGGTCTCGACGTATGGGCGTCCGGGCAGTACTAGCCGCGCTGCTCGTATTCCTAGGAACCTCGTTCAAGCTGTGTGCTCCCAGATTGACCCGTTCTGCCCACATGCCGTCGGATCGAAACTTTTCGGTTCCGACGCAACCTACACCATTCCCTTCGCCATCAAGGCCTACGTGACATTGACTACCAACGCTTCCGGTGTTGGCTGCATCATGTTCCGTCCCCGTTTGCTCCAGTGGTATCAGGAAGCCGCCACGTTCACTGGCACTACAGTTGCCAGCTGGGCGACGCCGGTTGACTGCCCTGACTACACCAACCTTAACACTCAATTCTCGAAGTTCCGCATCGTCAACTATGGGTTCCGCGTCTTCGGCCAGACTGCTGCAACCGCCTCCCAAGGCGTCGTGCACATCTTCACCGATCAAGACGCCGGTAGCCCAGACTTTGCCTCCAGCTTCCATGAGGAGATCCAACGAGTTGCCATCCGTGACTGCGAAGTTCACGCGCTGGCCAAGTCTCAGGGCGAAACTGCAACCCTGTGGCGTGACACCAACACCTCCGAAATCGCACACAATGTGCTTTACGTGGCCGTTTCTGGTGCCGCCGCCTCGACCCCGGTACTCGGTATCGAGATCACCATGAACGTTGAGTTCCAACCGGACCTCGGTGTGTCCATGTCTGCTCTCTCTACCCCACCCGCACCCTCGAACGCACTCGTCGAGCAAGCTCGGGCAAACGCCATGCGCGAGATCAAAGCCATCCAAACCAAGACGCAGGAGAGCGTCGGAGGCTACCTCGAGCGTGTGGCCTACAAGGCG